TATCTTCAAAAATAAGCTCACATCCTGAACGCTGCAGCGCGTCACGCTGTAAGGCGGTGTTTTGTTCATTTGTTGACACGAGTATGTATCCAATAAGCATGGTATTTCTCTCCATCAAAACCGGAAATCATGCCATTTAATTGATAAACACGCATTTTCGAAAACCTTGGTTTAGGAGAAGGCTCAGCTTTGCCAGTTGGTGTACCCGTTCCCTGGCCATCAGCAACTTCACCGGCAGGGTGGCTCAAATGCAATGGCGCGGCATTTACGGCTGCGCAATATCCGAATCTGGCTCTGGCATACCCAACCCTGAAACTTCCAGACTTACGCGGGGAGTTTATACGTGGCTGGGATGATGTACGTGGTATTGATGCTGGTCGAACGCTGCTTTCTCTGCAGCTCGATGCCCTTCAAAAAATGACTGGTTCAGCAAGTAACGGTGCTGCAACTGGCTTCGTGAATAGCAGCACGTCTAATGTTAGCGGGGTTTTTAAGCGCGGAAGTTCAATTTACCCAAATACTAACGGACAGAATTCCGATTATCAGGGGGTCGATCTTGTCTTTGATTCATCCCTTGTCGCGCGTTCTGCGGCAGAAACTCGTCCGCGCAACATCGCATTTAACTACATCGTGAGGGCCTCGTAATGGCGAAGGTAAAATTAAACAGCGACCATATCGCCGAAGTGGCCGGTGACATTACTGTATTTAATTATGACGGTGAAACGCGCGAATATCTCTCCGAATCAGTGGAGACTTTGCCTGTTGGCGTGGGGATTCCCGCTAACTCATGCATTGACGCGCCGGGAAATAAAAAAGAAGGCTTTGTCATTTGCCGGACAGCCAATTTTACCGCGTGGGAATATGTCATGAATCACCGTGGTGAAACGGTGTATAACACTGAAACCGGCGAGCCCTTTACCATTACTTTGCCAGGAGACTACCCGGAAAAAACAACCACCCACGCTCCAGCCACACCATACGATAAATGGGATGGCAGCAAATGGGTTACAGATTTCAATGCCCGACATTTAGCAAATGTCGCCAGTGCTGAAACTGAAAAACAGTCCAGAATCGATAAAGCCAATGATTACATCAATAGTAAACAATGGCCCGGTAAAGCAGCTATTGGGCGTCTGAAGGTAGAAGAACTGGCACAGTATAATCTGTGGTTGGACTATCTTGATGCGCTGGAAGATACAACCCCTTCCAGCGCACCAGATATCAGCTGGCCTATACCTCCGGCTTCGGCGGAAGGTTAATTTCAGGCGCGGTACTGGTATCGACTTTAGTCAGTTTGTAACGGTACCGCTGCCACTCAGCAAGGCGCGGCATATCTGCGCCGTCAATGTATCCTCCAGCCTGAGCATCTGCCAGCGGGGCAATAATCCCCGCCGCCTCTGAGAGTAACGCGTTTTTTTGCCTTTCAGCCTCTGCCACATCAGCAGCATGCTGCGCTTGCGTATCGGTCACCCATTTGCTGCCATCCCATTTATCATATGGCGTAGATGGAGTCTGTGCAGTGGTGTCCTGTGGATAATCACCCGGTGCATTGATAGTAATTTTCTCACCGGTCTTTGTGCTGTATACCGTCTCACCGCGATGATCGGCAACGTCTTCCCAGGCTTTGTTATCGTTCGTTCTGCAAACGGTAAAGCCGTCTTTTATTTTGCCAGGGGCATCTACACACGAATTAGCCGGAATGCCTACGCCTACGTGCAAAAACTCTATTGATGATGAAATATATTCTCGCGTCACTCCGTCATAGTTAAATACAGTAATTTCACCGGCCACTACGGCAATATGATCGCTGTTTAATTCCGCCTTAGACATTATGCAGCCCTCACGATGTAATTGAATGCGATGTTGCAAGGTGCTGTTTCATTTTGCCCCTCTTCCGTTAAATACACGCCACTATTTCCCGAATATGCAAAATAGGTAGTTAATGAACTCTTTCGATAAAATTCATGTACAGCAGGAGTTTGTGATCCGTCACCATTACCAAACAATAATGCGTGGGTATGTTTTCGCAATTTATCGGCAGCATATGACAAAATTGCGCGGCCACTATCAAGACCTCGCCCATCATCCCAGCCACGAATAAAGGCGCCGCGCAAATCAGGAAGCGTGCCGGAGGGATAAGCAATAGCCAGCTTTGGATACTGCGCAGATGAAAATGGTGCTCCGTTGCATTTTAGAAACCCAGTAGGCGGAACTGCAGAAGGCCAGGGAATGGGAGCGCCAACAGGCAAAGCTGAGCCTTCTCCTAAACCAAGGTTTTTGAGAACGTCATTACTCAACCCTGCATCTGCAATTTCTTTAAGGGCGTTGGTAATTAAAGGATACTGTTTATGCGGATTATCAGCAGCAATATGCTTTTTCATCTGATCATCAGCATAGCTCTTCACCTCAAGAGCTTTATCGTCAACATACTGGCGGGTTGCCAGCACAACCGACGGATCAATTTTCAGGGAAATTGATGACGTGCTCGACACTATGAGAATCATGCGAATAGTCTGCGTGCGACCACTTCCTTCTTGCAGCTGAGGCTTATATGTTTCCGGGCAGTTAGCCACGGCGATCAAAATGCCGTCGTCGTCATAGAGACCGATCTCTCGGATCCAGAAACCGCCCTCATTCTCAGGAATAATCTGTTCAGCGATGATCTGGCTGGTATTATTCGGATCAACAGCGAGCAGGTTCAGCGGCGCTATGCGTTTTTGGTTGACGAGCTTCGTCTGCGCCGGATCGGGAGTAGGCAACGTTCCGTTAGCGTCGCCTACCGCCATTTGCGTCAGGTTGAGTTGCGTACCAAGTGCAGTCGCGTTAGCTAGCCGCGCCGCGCCCTGATTAGTCAGTATGGCAAAATATTTTGCGGTCATGCGTTCACTCTCAGGTTATCAATCAAATGGATGGCCGAGGCCGGGTAATAATCACCACCGACAATAAGTTCCTCTGTGGTGTAGGGGTAAACAGCCAGCGCATCGCCGTGATAGCATCCTACGCCGACATAAAACTCTCCCGTTGAACTCAGACTGATAGCCAGCCCGGTCATGTGTCTACTTGCCGGTTTGGCATCCTCAATTAGGCGTTCAAGCTCCTGATACATTTCGTCAGTGATGCCGTTATCAAGCACACCAACAACCAGACGGAATGTTCCAGGCTCCTCACCGAGTTGCCACCACTCGCGCACCTCAATCAAAAAGCCAAGCGGTTCCACCACACGACGCAATGCGCTGATGGTTCCTTTGTGCTGATGGACGAAAAACGAGGACATAATGACGCTGCGTTTCGTGGTCTCCGGCCACGCCTCATCCCAACGATCTACCGACAGCGCCCATGCCAGATAGGGAAGTAAATTGACCGGGCAAGCCTTGGGATCCCATAACGTGCGTAGCGGTACCGGCACACGTTCAATATTCGAGAGCGCAGCGGCAGCGGTGATTTCCAGCGCTGAAGACCCAACGGGTAATAGCCTGTCACTCATCCGACCCCCCGATAGTTATCTGATACGAGGTACAGTTCGATGCCTGCGACTTACTTAGTACAATGTCAGACTGGGGAGATTCCAGCTCAACGCGCTGCACACCTTCAACGTGAAGTGCTGCATAAATGGCCGACAGGCGGATATCGCGTCCAAGGCGATGCTGTGCGCTTATATAATTTTGCAGCTTCTGCTCTGCTGCTTGCCTGATGGGTTCAGCTTCTGGTCCGGGATAAACGTAGAGCGTTGCGTTTATCTTGTAAGGCACAATTTCTGCTGACTGGACAGTCACACGATCGCCGACCGGGCGGACGGTTTCAGCGTTAAGCGCTTTTTCAACAACCGCCAGTAATTCAGGACGAGCGGTACCATCACCCTCCCGGGATAACACCGAAATCGTCACGTATGCCGGCTGCGGGCTTTCCACCGAAACATCAGCGACCCGTCCATCGGCGCTTCGACCATGATATTCATAAGCTCCAACCGGCCCCGCAACACTCAATCCTTCAAATGCCTGCTGCGCGCGCAATCGCAGGTCAGCGTCAGACTCCATGACGGCGGCCGTTGGCGGAATGGTAGAATCATCCCCCGGGGTGATGGTCAGGCGTTCGGTATTATTGTTTCCCGCAATAACATCAAGGTCGTGACTGGCAGAATAGGCCAGCGTCACAGCCAGCGCGGCCTCGTTAACGCGCTGGCGCCAGATAACCTCCCGATACGCGTTCTCCTGCAGCAGCTTCACAATCGGCTCTGACTCCAGCGTCAGCGTCCGTGCAATCGCCTCTCGCTCCTCTGCCGGATAGAGCGAGACAAAGGTGGCCTTTCGTTCTGCCAACAGCGTTTCATAATCCACCTCCTCCACGACATCAGGCGCGGCGAGCTGGCTCAGATCAACAATAGCCATAGCGTTTAACTCAGTGAAATGGTGATAGAAAAGGATTGTCCGGAGGTCGGGCGCGTGCCGGTGATATCGACATACAACGTCCCGTCGTTCTCCGAACGCTCGAAAGTGATGGCCGTCAGGCTTATCCGCGGCTCCCATTTCTGGATGGCGGAATAACAGGCGGCCATGATTTGCAGGCGCAGCGCCGGACTCTGCGGCCTGTCGATCATCGCCGCCAGCAGCGAGCCGTAATCCCGGCGCATGACCCGCGAGCCAATCGGCGTGACCAGAATGTCGCGCACGCTTTGCCGGATGTGGTCCGCCTCTGAAATGCTAAGCCCGGTCTGCCTGTTCATTCCCCTGTAACGCACCGTCATTGTGTCCCCTTAGTCCAGCTTCCGCCGCTTTGCACACTGCCGTGCGCGTGGTTATCCACCTGCACCCCGTTGGAGGTGAATTTACCGCCGGAATGCTCAATATTTCCGGCCATCACACCGCCCTTCTGCACTTCAAGAGAGGCGGTAATTAGCTTGTTAGTGCACACCACTTCTGGCGTATCCAGCGTGATGCGGGAC